CTTCTCTCCCTGAGACGGTCCGGACCGTTCCGGATTCGCCTTTTATTAAACCTGATACGCTTAACTTCGATGCAAAATGATGCGGAAATAAAACAGACGCCACGAGGGGTCGGGCTAATTGGCAGCACCGAGCCTAGAATTCACACACCTTTACTGAATGCTCCGTCAAAAGCGCAAGAGGTAGCTGATCTAGCTACGAAGATTGGTTTACCTCTTGTACCTTGGCAGCGCTGGGTGCTTAATGATTTATTATCTATAGACGATGCACAAAATTGGCGCAAAAAGACAGCTCTAGTCCTTGTAGCTCGTCAAAATGGCAAAACACACCTAGCACGCATGTTAATCCTAAGCCATCTATTCTTATGGGGTAGTAAAAACGTTTTGGGCATGTCATCTAATCGAAATATGGCATTAGATACGTTTAGGCAAGTTGCTTACACAATAGAAGACAATCAATTTTTAAAAGACCAGGTAAGACAGATTAGACTAGCTAACGGCCAAGAATCTATAAGCCTACTTAATGGCGCTAGATACGAAATTGCAGCAGCTACTAGAGATGCGCCCCGTGGTAAAACTGCAGATTTTCTATACATTGATGAATTGAGAGAGTGGAGCGAAGAAGCCTTTACAGCTGCATTACCAGTAACACGTGCAAGACCTAATGCAATGACACTAATGACAAGTAATGCTGGTGATGGATTTAGTACAGTGCTAAATGATTTAAGAGAACGTTGCCTATCATATCCACCTGACAATCTAGGATTTTATGAATGGTCTGCTCCACAGCATTGCAAAATCAATGATCGTAAAGCATGGGCAATGGCTAATCCAGCCCTAGGTCATTTAATAACCGAGCAGACACTGGAAGAATCTGTAAACACTAATAGCATAGAAGCTACAAGAACCGAAATGCTTTGTCAGTGGATTTCAAGCGCTGTAAGTCCCTGGGCTTTTGGCAGCATAGAGGCAACCAGTGACAGCACACTAGAAATACCTGTAGGCCCACAAACAATTATGGCATTCGATATTGCGCCTACTAGAAGATCAGGCGCTTTAGTAATGGGTCAGATGAAAGACGGCAAAATAGCAGTTGGACTTGCACAGCTTTGGTATAGCGATATAGCAATCGATGAGATGAAGATGGCTAGTGATATAAATGAGTGGGCGCATAAATATCATCCGACCACAATCTGTTTTGACAAATACGCCACGCAAACTGTTGCAACAAAATTAGAATTATCGGGTTGGCGAATTCAAGATATATCAGGGCAGAGCTTTTATCAGGCCTGCTCAGACCTTGCAAACGCCCTGGCACAAGGCACAATGGTTCACAGCGGGCAATCAGATTTAGTACAGCACCTAAATAACTGTGCATCTAAAACTAGCGATTTTGGTTTCAGAATCGTAAGACGTAAATCAGCTGGGGAAGTCACAGCCGCTATATCACTGGCTATGGTTGTAAGTCAATTAACAAAGCCACAACAAACCGCACAAATATTTGTCTAACTTGCACCAATAGTCCGATTTATGGTATATAATACCTATATGGGTCTATTGTCTGCTTTGGGTATTACAAATAATAACAAAACCGTACAAGCGCAATACGCCCCTGCCGTTATGAATGATGGCTACACTTATGGTGGTGTTGGAAATGCTTTTGGATACGGCCCACTAGATCGAGCCTTGGCTATGCAAGTACCAGCTGTTGCAAGATGCCGTAATTTAGTTGCTGGCGTAATTAGTTATTTACCTTTAGAACTTTACAAAAAATCTACTGGAGAAGAATTAGGTTCTCCTGTATGGTTAGAGCAGCCGGACATCCGTCAGCCTAGATCCGTCACGATAAGTGCCACCGTGGATTCGTTAATATTCTACGGTGTCGCTTATTGGCGTGTAACTGAAGTTTATGCAGATGATTTACGCCCATCACGTTTTGAATGGGTAAGCAATCTAAGAGTTAATGCGCAATTAAATGCTAAAGGTACTGAAGTTTTGTATTACACCGTTGATGGTGAAAAAGTACCAATGGTTGGCCCTGGATCATTAGTTACATTCCAAGGATTAACTCAAGGCGTATTGCAAACGGCAGGCCGCACAATTCAAGCGGCATTAGATTTAGAAAAAGCCGCAGCTGTAGCAGCGCAAACACCAATGGCAACAGGATTCTTAAAAAACACTGGCGCAGATATGCCAGAATCCCAAGTACAAGGATTATTAGCAGCTTGGAAGGCAGCACGTCAATCGAGATCTACTGCATATTTAACTAGCACATTATCTTATGAAACTGTCGGATTTTCTCCAAAAGATATGATGTATAACGAAGCATCACAATATTTAGCAACGCAAGTTGCACGTGCTATGAATGTACCTGCTTATTACATTAGTGCTGATATGAATAACAGCATGACTTACCAAAATATTATTGATGGCCGCAAAGAGTTCGTAGCTTACTCCTTGCAGCCATTTATCTGTGCTATTGAAGATCGCCTATCCATGGATGATATTACCACCAGGGGCAACGTAGTCAGGTTTAACATTGAAGAATCATTTTTACGCGCTGACACAATGAAACGGTTGGAAGCAATAGAGAAGATGTTGGCTTTAGGTCTGATAGACGTAGAGCAAGCTAAAGAAATGGAAGATATGTCGCCTAATGGAAATGAGAGCTATAATGTTTCTTAATTTTAGTAGCGCAATAGAAAGTTCTGACAGCGAACGCAGAATCATCGCTGGCAAAATTGTGCCATACGAAAAAGTAGGATTTACCTCAGCAGGCCCAGTTGTATTTGCCAAAGATTCTATTGATATTGGTGATCCTGGAAAGATTAAGATGCTTATGCAACACAAAAACGATAAACCTATTGGCCGCATGCAAAAGTTCAATAAAGCCGAAGATGGCATTTACGCATCCTTTAAGATCAGCGCATCTATGCAAGGTCAGGATGCTTTAACACTTGCAAGCGAGCAGTTAATTGACGGCCTATCTGTAGGCGTTGAAGTAACTGGATCTAAGCAGATGAAAGATTATTTATATGTAACCAAGGCAAGCTTAAAAGAAGTTAGCCTGGTAGAAACACCAGCATTTGCTGAGGCAAATGTAACTAAAGTTGCTGCAAGCGAAAGCGAAGCAGATGCAACACCAACTACTACGGAAAGTGAGGCTATCTTGGATACAACTCCAGAGCCAACTGTTACACCGGCAGAGGTTGCTCCAGTAGAAGCCGCACGTCCAACAATTAGTGCTGCTATCTATGCTGAGCCACGTACGCCAATTAATTCACAAGCTAAGTATCTGCAATATGCAGTTAAAGCACAATTAGGAGATCACGAAGCTGGTCTATGGGTAAGAGGCGAAGATGCAAAGGCTCTAAAAGTAACTGCAGCCGATGATTCATTTTCAACAAACCCAGCATTCTCACCAGTATCTTATGCAACAACTGTTGTAGATACTCTTATCGGATCACGTCCAACTATTGAGGCATGTGGCGGAGCAAAAGTTATTCCTAACTCAGGTATGACTATCTCACATCCAAAAATTACAACTTCAGGTACTGTTGCAGAAACTGCAGAAGGTGGAGCACCATCTGAGACAGGTATCGTATCTTCATACGTAAATGCAACTGTTAAGAAATACGCTGGATTACAACGCTACTCAGTAGAATTGTTAGAGCGGTCAAGCGAAAACCCTGCATTCTTCCAAGCAATGCTTGACAACATGACACGTGCTTACAACAAAGCAACCGATGCAGCAGTTATTGCTGAAATCGTAGCTGGTGGAACACTTGCAACATCACAAGCTACTACCTACCTTGGAATCCAGGCATTTATTGCACAAGCTGGCCCAGCTGCATACGCAGCAACCGGTGAACTAGCAAGTGCATATGTTGCTGGTACTTCACAATGGTCTCTATTGATCGGTGCAAAAGATACAACTGATCGTCCAATCTTCACATCACAAAACCCAATGAATGCTGGCGGTACTTCATCACCAACATCAATCCGTGGTAATGTGCTTGGATTAGATCTATATGTTGATGCCAATATGGTATCTACAACTATTGATGATTCAGCATTTATTATCGTGCCATCAGCAATCGCAATTTACGAGAGTCCAGTATTAAGACTTTCAACAAACGTACCAACATCAGGCGAGATTGAACTGATGCTGTACGGATACTTGGCAACCAAGACACTTGTGTCTGGTGGTCTACAACGCTACAACATGACAGCGTAGTAATAGCAATACTTTAATAATCCTCTGGGGTTTAGTAGCCCTAGCCCCAGGGGAGCTTTTTAAGAGAGGACAGCATGCCAGCCACAATGGTAACTAAAGCTGAATTACGAAGTAATTTAGGCATAGGTAGTTTATACAGTGACGCTACCGTGGAAGAGTGCTGTCAATCGGCAGAAGATCTAATTTCTAAATATCTTTGGCATAATGATGCCCCAGTAGTAGGCACATCTATTAGCAATAACGTAGCAAGCATAGTTTTAGCAAACCCTGGCATATTTGTTACAGGTCAAGAAATTACAATTAGCGATTCTGGTGCAACATATAATGGCACCTACACATTAACCGGATCATTCCCAGGTACTACAGTGCCAGCATCTATTGGTACAGCATTTTGGAGCACATACGCATTTAGTTCAAATCCTAACGGTTACAGCATTATTCAATATGCAAAGACAGCTGCAAACGATCCATTTCATTTTGTAAAACCATACGGCCGAGCCCTTGGCCCAGAGCATAAATCACAGGCTTACACTGCGACCCCTGCCATAAGAGAGGCTGCGATGATCGTAGCTGTAGACATCTGGCAATCACGTCAAGTAAGCCAGACTGGTGGGGTAGGCATGGATGGGATCAGTGCAAGTCCTTACAGAATGGGATACCAGCTGATAAACAGGGTGCGTGGTCTCATCCAGCCGTATTCAAATCCTAACTCACTGGTCGGCTAATGCCAGCCGCAATAACCACCCTTCGAGGCACATTAGCCACAGATTTAGCAAATGCTGGCGTTTGGTCTACCTTTGCCTATCCACCAGCCACATTATTAGTAAACAGCGTAGTTATCACGCCTTCAGATCCATATATCGTACCAAGCAATAATGATCAAACAGGTTTAGCACCTCTAGCCAATTTTAAGGTTTTAATAACCGCCCCTGCATTTGACAATCAGGGCAACCTAGCAGGTATAGAAGATTTTATAGTAGCAGTAGTAAACAAACTAGCAGCATCTTCTTTGGTGCTCAACATATCAAGTGTCTCCGCTCCAGCTATAACTAATGCAGCTAGTGGAGATTTATTAACATCAGAAATAACTGTATCAATCCTAACGAGCTGGAGTTAAAATGAGCACACAAGCAGAAGACTTAGCCTTCTTAATTAAGACAGGCCAAATTAAAGACGCACCAAAACCAACTGCACAAACAAAGAAAGATGAGGAATAACAATGGCAATCTATTTAAATAACAATGTTGGTGTTAAGTTGGCAACAAACGCAGCCAAGACAACACCTTCTATTGACATTTCTGCATATGTAACCAATGCAGTAATTAACCAGGTAGCGGATGAACTAGAAGTTACAGCTATGGGCGACACAGCCCATAAGTTTGTGGCTGGTCTACAATCTAACACCTTAACACTTGATTTTCTGAATGAATGGGCAGCAAGCCAAGTTATGCAAACGCTTAACGATGCCTTTGGACAGACTATCTCTGTTTCAATGATTACCGTTAAAGGTACAGCAGTATCAGCAACTAACCCTACCTACCAATTCTCAATCTTGGTAAATAACCTAACTCCAGTGGGTCAAGGCGGCGTGGCTGAGATCGCTACCTCTTCAGTAACATTTACTATAAACTCCACAGTAACAGTGTCCCCATCGGTGGCATTTTAACTAAGGAGTAATAATGGCAAAGCTAAAGATAACAAGGGCTAATGGAGAAGTATCCGAGCACAAGATAACTCCAGGTGTCGAGTACGCTTTTGAACAGAAATATGGCGCAGGTATTAGCAAAGTCTTGCGTGAGCACGAGAGGCAAACAGAAATATTTTGGCTTGCTTATGAATGCTTACGCAGGGCTGGCGCACAAATACCTTTATGGGGATCTGAGTTTATTGACACTTTAGAGACCGTTGAGGTATTAGACGAAGAAAAAAAATAATACAGCGTGATTCAATTCTTTACAGTATTGCCAGTTTATCGGTAGAGACAGGAATTGCGCCTAAAGAGTTTATTGATATGGATACGGATATGTATAGAGCAATCATACAAGTCCTAACCGACAGAGCTAAGGAGATCAAAAATGCCAGTAGAGGTCGTAGGCGTTAAAGATGTCCTAAAAGGCTTAGAGTTTATTGATGAAGATATGCGCCAACGCATTAGAATTGCTATTGATCCCCTAATGCGTGGCGTAGCAGAAAAAGCCAAAGGTTTTGTACCAAGCAACACACAAGTTTTATCTGGCTGGGCTAAAGCATCTGGTACTCCTGGCAATTTTCCAAAATATGATGCAAATGTTGCCAAAGCTGGTATTGGGTATAACCCAGGAGAAAATAAAACATTTAGAAATGGTTTTAAAGTAAGCAATTATGTTTACAATGCCAGTCGCCCTGGCGCAATATATGAGGTAGCAGGTCGCCTTAATCCAGAAGGCCGAGCACCGTTTCAAATGACACCATCTAAAGGCGCAAGCGGTACATACACATTAAAATCTAGGCGCAGTAAAGCATTTAGAGAATATAACTCAAATAACCCATTTGCCAGCCAGCAGTTTATAGCTGCATTAGAGCCAGTAACATCTCAGCCAAAAATTAAAGATATTAAAGGTGGTGGTCGCAAGACCAAAGGCCGCTTAATCTACAAAGCCTGGGCGCAGGATAGTCCTAAAGTTTATGATGCAATTATCAAAGCAATCAACGCTTCTGCTATTCATGTTAACAAGGCCGCCGAGATTAAGAAGGCAGCATAATGGCCAATGTAGTTGTCTCCGCTATTGCAACCTTTAATGGTAAAGCACTTAAAAAAGGTC